ACAATACGCCAGCGATGCGGCGGGCAAACCTTTGTATTGGGTTGCTTTGGTTGATAACGTCGCCGAGGTTCCCGCCGAGGGTTCGACCTTTTGGGAGAAATACAACATATTATCCGACTATTTGGAACGTTTGACCCGCAACGGAATTTCCACGGCGGTACAAACATTTACCCAAATAAAGGGGTTGGATAAGGAAACAAAGAACCTATTGGAGCGTCGCACGTTCTTTGACGGTGCCGGACGTATCAGAGCAACCCAACCGAATAATCATAAGTTAGTAGGGTTTGAGATTATCCCGGTGCGGGCGATGGGAGTAACCGCACAAATACACCGTGTCGGCTTGCAAATGACGGGCGGAACCGGGGTTGTGAAATTGTATCTTTTCCATAGTTCGCAGATTGACCCGATAAAAACGTTTGATTTGAATTTTACGTTGACAAATGGCGGCTTTCAATGGTTTACATTGGAAGATTGTTTTTTGCCGTATATCAGCGACGCAAACAACGCCGGGGGTGCGTGGTTCCTTTGCTACAATCAAGACGATTTACCCGCCGGGATGCAAGCAATTAACGTGTCGAAAGATTGGAGCCGGGAACCGTGCGGAACGTGTACCGGGTACGGCAATATTGAGGCATGGCGGCAATTGACAAAGTATTTGCAAATTTCCCCGTTTATGTACAACGCCCCGGAAACATTCGCTGAATACCCGGAGTTGTGGGATATAGCATACACGATGTACACTAATACGCTAAATTACGGGTTGAATTGTGAAATTACCGTCGGTTGCGACCTAACCGATTTTATCGTTGAACAACGGGCGATATTCCAAACGGTAATACAACGCCAAGTTGCGGCAATCGCTTTGCGCACGTTGGCAATGAACCCCAACGTAAGGGTAAACCGGAACCAATCCAACGCCTCTAAAATGGAAATTTTGTACGAATTGGACGGGAACGTTGAGGGACGCCCCGGCGGTTTGGGTTATGACCTTAAAAAAGCGTTTGAGGCTTTGCGGTTAGATACGCAAGGAATTGACCGTATTTGTTTGAGTTGCAACAACCGGGGCGTTAAGTACCGGACAACGTAATTGCATTATGGCGGGGTTACAATCAATAATTGATTTGCGCAACCGGGTTAATACATTTAACGACGGGTTGACGTCCGGGTTGATTATACGGGAAATAATCGACGACGGAATGACAACGGCGTTTATCATTGATGCCAACGCCGAGGAACAATTATTTGAACAAGGTATTAACCGATTGGGCGTTGACATTATGGATTATCGACCTTATACCCCGCTAACAATAGCCATAAAGGAGGAAAAGGGACAACCGACGAACCGGGTAACGTTACGGGATGAGGGCGATTTTGAGAGTAGTTTTTATTTGGAAGTCGGCGACAAACAATTTGAAATTAAGGCGTCGGATTTCAAGACGGAAGATTTGATAAAAAAGTACGGGCGGCAAATATTAGGGTTGACGAATGAAAACATTGCTAAACTGATTTGGCAATACGTTTACCCGGATTTGCTAACCAAAGCAAAAAAAACGATATACGGGAATGGATAAGTTGATATTGAACGCAAAGCCCTTATTAGGGTTTGATAAAGATTATAGGGTTACGGAAAATGGGGATATTATTTCAATGGATTACAGACGTACCGGAGTGCCAAAGAAATTAGCCCCGCAACGTAATATATACGGTTATGCGATTATTAAACTTATGAAAGGCGGTAAAAGTATAACGTATAGAGTACATAGATTGGTTGCAATGGCATTTGTTCCCAACCCGGACAATTTACCACATATCAACCATAAGGACGAAAATAAGTTGAACAACAACCCCAATAATTTGGAGTGGTGCGATAATAGTTATAACAACAATTACGGCACACGTAATAAACGAATTGCAAAAGCAGTTACCAAAGTTTGGGAATTAAGAAAACAAGCGGTTTAATATGGAACGAATACCAATTATAAAGAACCCGGAGTTATTCGACCGGGTTATTGCAAATATTCAAAAGGGATTGGCGGACGGGTTGCCGTGGCTTAATTATTCCTTTGGACGTTCGGAACGGTTGGTTAAGTCCATACAAGGAAAACGATATTACACGCCCAATATTTACGTCGGCGCCAATGAATATATGTTGATTGCCCCGGATAGTAATATAGGGAATTTTTCGTTTTTCGTGTTGGACGACCCGCAACAAATTGATTGGTTCCCCGGCGAACAAAACAAATATACAACGCCGTTTTCGGTTATCTTTTGGTTTGATATGCGCACGATAACCAACGACCCCAACAACCGGAATACGGAGGCGGTCAAACAACAAATCATGCGGGTATTGAATGGCGGTATTTGGTTGCGTTCCGGTTCCATGACAATAAACAGAGTGTACGCAAAGGCGGAAAACATATTTGCCGGGTTCACTTTGGACGAAATAGATAACCAATTTTTAATGCACCCGTTCGCCGGGTTCCGGTTTGCCGGGGAATTGGGAATTGATGAAACGTGTTTAACTGATTAAAACAAAGTGTATGCAAGCATTTTTATTTTATACGGTCGTGGTTGCTTTGGTTGCTGCATTCGGTTTGACCTTGTTACGCAAATGGCAGGTTATCGAATGGGTACAAGTCCACGGCAACGAGTTTTTCGCAAAGATGTTTAATTGCGATTTCTGTTTGTCCTTTTGGGCGGGGGTTGCTTTGGCAATCCTTTTGGCGTTTATAACCGGGAACCCGACGTTGTTGTTGGTTCCCTTTTGTTCCACAATGATAACCCGTTTTTTGCTATGAAAACCGTTAAGATAGGAGAACGCACCGTTGAGATATACGACGCTATCGACGAATTGCCGATGTTGCGATTTCATAAGTACAACAAAATGTTGTTAGTTGATGCCGGGATTGGTTCCGATTTGCAGGATTTCGACACGCATATTGAAAAGGCGATAAGATACGCCCGGAGTAAAACCCCCGAATTGGCGGCAATCGAATTGGATAATATGCGGCAAAACGTGTATTTCATTCAAACCGGAATAAGCCCAAAGCATTTGGCGTTTGCCGTGTTGGTTAAATCAATCGACGGGGAGCCGTACAACGATTTATCCGACGATGGGTTGCAAAAGGTCGTCGATATGTTCGGCGATGTTCCCGTTAAAGAGTTGACCGCCCAAATGGAAGCGGTCAAAAAAAAAATAGATGAAGAATTGCAAATGTATTTCCCCCGCATGTTCGACGATGCGACGATTAAAGAGTATTACGACGAATTGCGTAACCGGACAATGTTAATGTTGGATGCGATTATAAACGGCGATACAGAGGACAAACGGGCGGAAATTGATAAAATAACGACGATGTTGTTGTTATATAATCGCCCGGTTGTTTTTAGCGGTTCCGATAACATGGAAATTCAGTACGATAAACAATTTGAAAATATGTGTTTAACCATATCGCAACATTTGCACGTACCGGAACCAAAGAAATACACCGTATTGGAGTATTACAACGCATTTGAGCGGATAAAGGAGTTGTTGAAACCAACCAAAAATAAAAACGGCGTCAAATAAGGCGATTTGCGGCGTTGTTTTTCTTTGGTTGATTAACTACATGGAAAAGAAAAGATAATTTAATACGGGGCAAATTGCCCGCAAATAACGTTAAGTATGGCAGATAATAACAACCCTATAAAATATAGCGACCTTGTAAGCCCGGACGATTCGATTACAAAGTTGATTAATCAGTTAGACCAACTTTCCGACGCCTATATGAACACTCTAAAGAATATAAAGAGTGAGGCGATAACGGTTAAGGCAGCATTGGAGGGGGTAAGCGGGGCGACCGAGAACGGACGTAAAACAATCCGGGGGGCGTCCGCCGATACCGACAAATTGACACGGGCGGCACGGGATTTGGCATTTGCGGAAAGCGAGAACGCAAAACGGTTGGCGGAATTGAAACAAGCGCAAAAAGAGGCGAACGAATTAAACAAGTTGACAACCCGGTTGAACCAATCCGCCGAGGGTTCATATAATCGTTTGTCCGCTCAATACTCAATCAATAAAATATACCTCAATAATATGACGGTTGAGGAAAGGGAGGCGACCGAGGAGGGGCGCAAATTGGTTGCCGAAACAAAAGCGATTTACGAGGAAATGAAACGGTTGCAGGAAGCGACCGGGAAAACGTCGTTAAACGTGGGTAACTATTCCGACGCCGCAAAAGGGTTGACGACCCAAATAGAGAACCAAACGAAGCAATTAGCATTGTTACGATTGGGGGGCAAACAAGGAACCGCTGAATATCAGCAATTGAGCAAAGAAACCGCAATGTTACGAGATGCGGTTAAGGATGCGACCGATGAAATTACCCGCATGGCGTCCGATACGTCCAATTTGGATGCCGTATTAGGTTTGGCGGCTGGTGCGTCCGGTGGGTTCGCCGCATTTACCGGGGCAATGGAATTGTTCGGGGCGGAAAGTGAGGAAGTGCAAGAAGCGCAAAAGAAGTTACAGGCGGCAATAGCCATTACAACCGGGGTGCAAGCCATACAAAACGCAGTACAAAAACAATCCGCAATTATGTTGGGTATTTCCCGGCTACAAATGGCGGCATTGAGCAAAGCGCAAGTTTATAACCGCCTTGTTACCATGCAGGGAACAAAGGCAACATTGGCGGCTACAATTGCGCAAAAGGCTTTCAATCTGATTGCCGCCGCAAATCCGTATGTTCTTTTGGCGTTGGCATTGGTTACGGTTGTGGGGGCTTTAGTTCTGTTTGCATCTAATACCGATAAATCGGCAAAGAACCAACAAAAACTTAACGAGGCACAAAAGGCGTGGTTGGATTATTTGGAAACCGAGGCAACCGAAATGAACCGGGTTAGCAACGAACGTGTCGCCCAATTGAACCGGGAATTAAACATTGCTAAAGCCCGTAACGCTTCATTGTCTGAAACCCGAAAGATTGAGGACGAAATATTAGCCGAGCGCACAAAGGCGCATAATAAAAGCGTTGGTTTTTACGGTCAAGAATTAAACGATTTGGAGGCAAACCGGGCAAAGTTGAAGCAATTAAACGATATGTTATTGCAGTTGAATAACGCCAAAGCTCGTGGGGATAAGAAAGTTTATATTGATGTTGATTTAGACGGTAAAATTGATAAAGTCAAGGTTGATGAAGCAATTGAAGCCGTGCAGGGTCAAATAGATAATACCGGGCGGGCGGTTGACATTGCCGTTAATCTAAAAACCGAGGGGGCGGATTTGGACGCCGAAAGGAAAATACAAGCCGCCCAAAGAGCAAACGAAAACCGGAACGCCGCCAAAGCGGAAACGGATATATTGCGCAAAGCCGAGGACGCCCGGATTGCCTTAATTAAAAATTCATTCGACCAACAACGGGCGCAACGTCAAGCCGCCAACGTCCGTGCGATTGCTGACATACAATTGCAGTTGAGGACGGAAACTAATTTAACGGTTAAGGCACGTAAAGCGTTGAACGACCAAATTGTTTTATTACGGGAACAATTGGCGGTTGATATGGTAGATATTGCCAACCAACAACGGGCGGCGGAATTGTCCGCACAACGGGCAACACAGGACGCCCAAATTGCATTAATGGCAGAGGGTGCGGAAAAGCAACGGGAACAATTGCGGGTTGAGTATGAAAGACAAATACAGGACATTAACACCCGGTTAGAAACCGAGCGGGGATTAACTGAAACGCAGGTTGCCGAATTGCTTAATCAACAATTACTTTTGCAACAACACTACGCAAAAAGTTTGGGCGAATTGAATGACCAAATTACAATAGACCAAATGCAAGCCGCCGCCGACCGGACGCAATTACAATTAGACGCCGCCCGTGAGGGTTCACAGGAGGAAATAAATTTGCGTATTCAGTTGTTACAGCAACAACGGGCAATCGAATTGGCACAAAATAGGCAATTAGCCGAGGACGTGCGCCAATCCGAGGCGGATATTAACGCCAAATATGATGCCGAGGTATTGAAGCAAACGACCGAGTTAAGCCAACAACGGGCGTTAATGCTATTCGACCAAACACAAGCGTTGGAGGCGTCCGAGTTTGATTTAATCCGTAATTCAGAGGAGCGCAAAACCCGGTTCCGTTTGGCACAAGAAAAGGCACGGTTGCAAAAGATTTTAGAGTTGAACAAAGCGGCGGGCGTTAAAATGACGGATGTCGAGGTTAAGACAATCGAAAATACCATTGCGAAAATCAACCAAGAAATTGAGAAAAGCAAAGGCGACGAACGGGGAAACGATATTTACGGGTTGTTTGGGCTGAATTTGGACGACGACCAAAAGGAGGCAATAAGTACGTCCGTTTCCTTTGCCATTGAGCAATTAAATAGTTTTTTGGATGCAAAGGTACAAGCCGCCGACGCCGCCGTTTCCGCCGCCGACAAAGAGGTTGACGCAAGCCAACGCCGATTAGATGCGGAATTAGAGGCACGGGCGAACGGTTACGCCAATAACGTTGCAATGGCACAAAAGGAGTTAGACCAAGCCAAAAAGAACCAAGAAAAAGCCCTAAAGGAGCAACAAAAGGCGCAAAAGGCACAACAAGCAATCCAAACAATCCAACAAATCGGAAACCTTGTAACGGCGTCCACTTTAATATGGAGCCAATTAGGTTTTCCCTTTGCAATTCCGGCTATTGCGATAATGTGGGGTTCCTTTGCCGCCGCCAAAATTAAAGCCGCCCAATTATCCAAGTCCGCCAACGCCGGGGGTTCGGAAAGTTACGGCGATGGTACGGTTGAAATGTTGGCGGGCGGTTCCCACCAATCCGGCGACGATGTGGATTTAGGAACCAAACCGGATGGAACCCGGAGGCGTGCCGAGGGCGGGGAATTTTTCGCCGTTATTAATAAACGTAATTCCCGGAGGTTCCGCCGAATAATCCCGGACGTAATTAATAGTTTGAACCGGGGAACGTTCGCCCAAAAGTACCTTAATGCCTACAATACCGACGGCGTTAATGTAACGGTTCAACAAAACAACGCCCCAGATTTGCGGGATTTGAAAGACGATGTAAGGGAAATTAAAGAGCAAAACCGCCGTCGTCGTTACGTCGATGGCAACGGCAATGTTATTGAGATTTACAAGAATTTGACACGTAAAATTAAAAGATGATATGAATCCAATTTATAGACATTCATTTGCCGATGTGTTTTTAAAAACTGGAATTATAAGCACTAATACGGGGGCTTTGATTACGTCCGGGGATGCGGTACAAAATCGCTATTATAGTACCTATGTTTCTGTTAGTAATGTTTACCCCCGTGTTTTGTTAATTAATACAGGGGTTGACCGTGGGGCATTTTATGATAGTGATAAAAAGTTTATAAGTAGTTTTATTGGAGTAACGACGGGTTCGGTTGATATTCCAAGTAATGCGTATTATTTGCGTTTTGTCGTTTATAAGACAAGTTATAACGCCGGAACGGTATTTGCCCGGTTAGGAATAGCAACGGCGCAAAATTTGGTTTACGGACATAAAGCCAACCCGATATATAAGGACGATTTGGCAAAGGAGTACGAATTAGAAACAAACCAACGGTTTTATCGTGCCAAATTATCCGGGAAAATATCATTTGTCCGGGACGATTACGATTTTATAAATACCCGTCCGTTTGATTATGAATTTTTGTACGGGATAGATAAAAGCAACGACGGCGGTAAAACGTGGGTTCCCTATTTTTCCGGCAAGTTTATGAAAACGGATTGTACGTTTGTTGATTATGACAAAAAAGTTACCGTACAACCTGATGTAATAGACGATTATAACGAAGTTTTGGCAGGGTTGGAAAAGGAATATAATTTAATAACATTAGCCCCGTCAATCCAACGTATAACCATAACCAAACGTCCATTAATACAAATATATGTTCCGGGCGATAGTATTGTTTCGTGTTTTTTGGGCGGTACAAATTGGGAGCAAGACGCCAACGTTACGACCGACCAAAACGCATTAGTACAAACCTATCATTTTGCTTTGTGCAATATATTGAAAGAAATACAAATTACGTCCAACGGTTCCCCGTCGGTAATATCCGGGCTTTATACCGGACGAATGGCAACGGGTGCAAGTGCGGACGCATTCGAGGGGAAATTATACCCGGAATTGAATGTTAATTATTATATCTATATTTCACAACAACGAATTGACAGCGTGCCGTTTGGGGTTGCATTGGTTGAGATACGCCGACGTTCGGACGACGTGGCAATGTTCCGTTATCAAAAGGTTACAACGTCCCCGTTTGATACGTTGGAGTTCGATTTAACCGC